AGCATCTGATAATAGTAGATATAGAATGACTAAATTACAGAAGTTCTATATTGATCATCATTTAGAAACAGATGCAAAAAGTTTAGCAATTGAACTTGGTATACCAGAGGCGGTTATTGATAGATATCAAAAGAAGGTAATTAGAGAGCAGAAAAAAGTAGAAGAAGAGGAGGCGGCTGGGCAAAGACCAAGAACAGATGATTTTATGATGAAAAATAAAGACCGTGGTGCAGTTGCTATGACACAAGCTGCGTCACAACAAGGTGATGAAACACGAAGTGCAGGTTTGAAAAGTAAGTATTACAACAATGCCATCAAAAAAATACGATAGCAATTTTGGTGCTTTTCCATCTAAATCAGATGAAGAAGCAAAAATCACCGACCAGAATAGATTGTGTGAAAAGATATTTCAAAAACGAGCAGAAAAAAATAATGAAGGCGCATTGCCGGATAATTTCTGGAATATGCCAAAATACAAAGGCTCGTATACTGGTGAAGTTGTTGCCGTAAGTAGATTGATGAAAAAATATTCTATGCTCGCTATAAGCAAAGCGATAGATTCACCAGAAGCAAAGTATGTGCTATCATACAGAAATAAAAAATTGATACCTATTATTGAAAAATATCAAAAGCAAATTGATGAAGAGGAAAAAACGACGGAATTTGTAGAATCCAAGAAAGAGGATATTAAGGAAACTCGTAAACCATTAGGTAAGAAAAACCTATGGAGTCAATTAGAATAATCGTTAGAGGTAATTATGTCGAAAGAAAAAGAAGCCCAATTAAAAAAACTTAGAAAAGACATGGGCGAGTGTGTTATTAAAGCAAGTGATATTTTAGCAGAAAAGAATGAATTAAAGACCTTATCTTGTTCGCCAGCATTAGATCACAGCCTAAACGGTGGGATACAAGAAGGGTCTTGGTCTATTATTACCGGGGCACCAAAAACAGGTAAAACTAGTACTGTTTTGCAAATCTGTGCAAATGCACAAAAAGACGGTAGAAAAGTTATTTATTTTGATGGTGAAGGCCGTATTAAGAAATATAACTTATTAGGTATTGACGGGCTAGATCTTGAAAGTATGGAAATGGTCAGAGCACCAGAGGGTAAAATCCTCAGTGCGGAAGAAGCATTAACAATACTTGAAACACTTATTCAACATCCCGATAATAAAGGTGCTGTTGTTGTAGTAGATTCAATATCCAGTTTAATACCGCAGAGAGATATTGAAACTATGGTTGATGGTGAGAGAAGACCGGGACTACCAAAAATCCTTAGTGATTTTATGCGTAGAATGGGGCAGGTTATACCCCGTACTAAAACAATGGTCTTTATGATAAGACATCTTATCACCAACACTAGTGGTTATGGCAAAAAGTTTGTTGCAGATGGTGGTGTTAAAATACAGTATCAGGCTGATACATTGGTTCAAGTAAGGATGAGTGAAGACTGGGTTGTTGATGGCCAAAAAATTGGTCAGAAAATAACTTGGGATATTCAAACATCATCGCTTGGTGCTAGTGGTAGACAGGCTGTTAGTTATTTTAGGTATAATAAAGGTATTGATAAAATACAGGAAATTATTGAACTGGCAGAATCTTTTGATGTTGTAGATAAAGCAGGTGCTTGGTATTCTCTACCATTCATGGAAAGGCATGACCCCGAGTATACTGATAAAAAGTATAAGTTTCAGGGTGTAGCAAACTTATATAAGTTTCTTGATGAAAATGAATCCGTTATGCAAAAACTAGAAGAAGAAATGAAGGTATTTCTAGAGTGAAAGTAACTGGATTTGATGGTAGAGAACACACTCTATCTTTCAAAAAACACAGATATAAATCACGAAGAACGAAGCATAAATCTTCACTTCATTTAAAAGCCAGAGAGTTGATTTCCTCAGTGCTGCCATATGAAACAGTATATGAGGAAGTCACTCTCCCCGGCTCAAAAACAAATACAACAGGTCTGCTATATGCAGATTTTTTTCTACCAAATAAATTAGCAATAATTGAAGTACATGGTCAACAGCACTATGAGTATTCATCCTTCTTTTACAAGACCCAAGCGGATTTTTTAAAGTCAAAAAGAAGAGATAAAAAGAAAAAAGAATGGTGTGAATTAAACGACATTACTTTGATTATTTTGCCCTATAATCAAGAAGAAGCATGGAAAACTTCGATAAAAGAATTACTATAAATGAAGAAGATAAGGTAATTCTATCAGATATAGAAAAGATAATTAATCAATATGAGATGGAACACCATCTGGATTTAATTAAAACAAATCCAAAGTTGGTAGAATCATTAAACATATCCAGAGAATTGCTTGCGGAAATGTCTTCGGAAGATGTGCTACATCATGCATATGTAATTGCAGGACATATCAATAAATTATCTTCCGAGTGCAACAGACAAAAATGCGCACTACAACATATACAAAATGCCTATAATGACGGTATGTCACAATATTTAGCAACTATGGAATTTCCGGAGTATACAAAAAATGAAGTAAAAGAACAAATGGTATGTATGAAACATAAAGTAGTATACAAACTGCGTGAGCTAATGAGAAAAATACAAAGCTGTGTCCAATTACACCAAGATGATTGTCAGTCATTAAGAAGAATGCATGATGATCTAAATCAAATAGCGAGAGGCAAATGAGAATTGTAGATGCTGTTAATAAACTAAAGTCTGGTATTGAAAATGGTAATTTAAACGAGGTAGAAGAAGCATATACTCTACTTACTGGTGAAAAAGTTACATTTCCAGGTCCAGCGTCGTTTAAATTAAAAGATATTATATCGCCAGAAATTACTGAGGCTGAGAAAGTATCTATAGGGCATAGTGTATCAGAACCCGAACCAGATTTTACAATGAACAAAAATAAAACTGAAAGTACTAAAAAAGAGTTTATAAATAAATTTGATCCCGGACTTGACACAGATGAAGAAGATGGCTATGATGCGATAAATGACAATACTAAGCCAGTAGAAAGAAAAAGAAAACCACATCAAGACGTTTCAGTTTTCTGTCAAGATTGTCAAAAAACAATTACAGTAAATCCACAATTTAAAAGAGAGCCATATTTCTGTGAATTCATCAAACTTGGACAGAAATGCCCTTACTAAATTAAACAACCCGGCATCAGAAAAGGGCGTGCTCGCTGGGTTAATCAGGCATGGTAAGGATGCTTATCTTGATGTTTCTTCCTTAATAGAAGAAGACACATTTACAATAGATGAAAATAAGGTCATTTATAAATGTCTTATAAAATTATTTGAAACATCTGACCATGTTGATCTTAGTTCAATAATATCAGCCTCACAGCAATTAAGTCTATACGAATATTTAGAAAAAGGTGATAGGCTAAAGCAGCTAAATCACCTTATGCACTATGAAATACATATAGACAATATAAGAAAACATGCTCAAAAATTAAGAAAACTACAATTAACAAGATCTCTTCAGAATGAATTAAAATCTATATACCTAAAACTTAATGATATAGATGGTGATGAAAGTATCAATGAAATCACATCAATACCAGAAACAGATCTTCAAAAGATTACGCTTAAATATCTTAGAGAAGATAATAGTTCTACAAAATTAATTGGGGAAAACATTGATAATTACTTACAGCTTATCATATCCAATCAGGAAAAAGAGCCGGGAATTAGTACTGGATATCCAATTTTTGATACGGCAATTGGTGGTGGATTAAGAAGAGGGGCAGTAGATCTAATAGGCGCTAGAGCTAAAGCCGGTAAAAGCACCCTAGCTGACAATGTAGCATTAGATATTACAAAAAGAGGAATTCCGGTATTAGTCCTTGATACAGAAATGGGTCAGGAAGATCACTGGAACAGATTACTTGCAAATATATCTGGAATACCAATTAATGATATTGCTAGTAGTAAATTTAATAAAGATCCAGAACAAGTAAAGAAAATAGAAGAAGCATCAGAAATATTAAAAGAGATACCATATCATTACATAAGTGTTGCTGGTAGACCATTTGATGAAATATTAGGGATTACAAGAAGATGGCTGTTTAAAGAAGTTAAGTACAATAATGAAGGTCGTATGAATGAATGCTTGGTTATATACGACTATATGAAACTAATGACATCCGATAGTATAAGTGGAAACATTGCAGAATATCAAGCACTTGGTTTTCAAATTACACAATTAGTTAATTTTTGTGTTGAATATGATATACCGTGTTTATCATTTGTACAATTAAATAGAGATGGTATTACAAAAGAAACTGAAGATGCTATTTCTGGATCAGACAGACTTATCTGGTTATGTACATCGTTTTCAATTTTTAAAGCAAGAACAGAAGAAGAGATTAATGAAGAAAATGTTGGAAGACATGCCAATAGAAGATTAGTACCTATTGTTTCCAGACATGGACCTGGTAGTCCTGGTAAGGGTGGAATTTATATGAATATGCGCGGCGAATTAGCAAAATTAGAAGAGATTGGTACAAAAAGAGATGCTGAAAAACAGGCAAGAATTAATAATGAAGGATTTGAACGAGAAGGAGATAGTGAAGATAGCGACGATTCAGAATATGGAGAAGGTACTTGATAGTTTGGATGTTGATACATATGAATTAAATGGAAGGTTAACCGGCCCATGTCCTGTACATGGCGGTGATAATACTATGGCATTTAATGTATGTATTGATCAAGATTCTGATTGGTATGGTGCTTGGTTTTGTAACACTCGCAGATGTGAAAAAACATATGGTACAGATGTTTTTGCTTTAATCCAGGGAATTTTGAGTAGAAAAATGAATAAAGAAGCTAACTTCAAAGATGTAATGGATTATGTTAGACCTATAATTTCACTTGACAATGTTGTTCTAAAAGATAGATCATTTGATAAACTCGCTAAAATTTTTCAGAAGAGAGAAGTCACTTCTGAAATATGTAACAGGTCGCTGGTTCAGAAAGAACTGGAAATACCATGTCCGTATTTTACCAGTCGAGGTTTTTCAAAAGATATATTGAATAAATTTTCTATAGGTCTTTGTAAGAATCCAAATAAGCCAATGTATAATAGGAGTATATTTCCTATTTTTGATGTAAACAATAATGACTCTGTTGTAGGTTTAGCCGGTAGAACAATTGATCCTAAAGAAAAAATTAAGTGGAAATTTAATTCTGGTTTTTCTTCTGGTAATCACTTGTTTGGTTATAATAGAGCGGTTGATACAATCAGAAGAACTAATTCCGTGGTGCTTGTTGAGGGCCAGGGCGATGTTCTTAGAATGCATGAGGCTGGTGTCACCAATACTGTTGGTATATTTGGTTGTAATTTATCCGATCCCCAATCAATTCTATTAGAAAATGCATCTGTTCTTAATATCATTTTGATGCTTGATAATGATAAGGCTGGCAGAAATGCGCAGGAAAAAATCTTCAATACCTATAAAACAATGTTTAACTTTATTGAAGTAAAGTACGATACAAAAGATCCCGGTGAATTAAGTATTGATCAAATTCAACAAACCATAGTTCCACAAATAGAGAAATATATCTAATGGGAAATATAATAGCATTTGCTGGCGCAAAACAATCCGGTAAAACCACATCGTTGAATTACCTGCATGGGTATGAAATGCTTGGTTGTGGTTTTATCAAAAGGTTTTTTGTAGATGAAAATGGTAGACTGGTTGTCAATGCCGTTTATCTTGATGGTAATGATAGAGAATTTGAATCTATGGGCGTATTTGATGTATTTCAGGATACACAGGCATTTGCAGATTATGCTTCAAATACATTCTGGCCATTTATTAAGGGTTATAATTTTGCAGACCCATTAAAAAGAATGGCGATGGTAATGTTTGGTTTAACACGAGAGCAATGTTATGGAACCGACGAGCAGAAAAATAGCCTGACGGATATTAGATGGGAAAATATACCAGGGGTTATCACCCCTAAAGATATCGAATATATGGAACATGACAATAAAGTGTTGGCCCCATATAATATTAAAGATCTTCGTTTGACTTTTCATGACGAAGGAATGATGACAGCCCGCGAGTTTATGCAGGTTTTTGGCACCAATATAATGAGAAAGATTAAAGATAATGTTTGGGTAGATTTGTGTATAAATCAAATAAAACAAGATAATCCAAATCTGGCATTAATTGGCGATTGTCGTTTTAAGAATGAGATAGATGCGGTTCATGCTGCCGGTGGTAAAGTTATTTACTTTACTAGAAATTCAGAATCATCAGGTGGTCATGAAAGTGAACAAGCAGCAAAATATATAGATGATTATGATTTTGTATTAGATAATAAAAATATGTCTATTGATGAACAGAACCAAGCAATACTTGAGAAAGTACAGGTATGGGGTATGTTACCCAAATATAATTCTGGAGAATAGTATGCTGGTATGTTATCACCGTAGTTCTTCTTTAGGTCAATTAGAGTTCTGTGAGCAGAAATACTTCTTGCAGTACAATCTATCATTGCGCGATAAAACCAATAAGAAAGCACTTCTTGGTACGGTTGTGCATCGCGCATTGCAGTTATTGGCCGATAAGAAACTTGCTCAAAAAAATAAGATAGGAAAAGTTATCAATGATGATATACCAAATCTATCTTATGCTAAATGTGATGATATACCATATATAACAGAACTCTGTTTTGATTATTATGCTCAACATGAACCAGATGTAGAACTTACAAAAGGGGATTTGAGAACATGTATCAAATGGGTCAATAAGGCTCTGGAATACAATGGTGGCGAATTAGATCCCAGAAATCAAAATGTTCATGCTACAGAATTATTTTTTGATATTGAGATAAAGAAACCCTGGGCAAAATACCGATATGAAGTAGATGGAGAAGTTCTAGAGGGATATCTGTCAATAAAAGGCACTGTAGATTTAATTATACAAGAAGATGAAAATTATTTTCAGGTATTAGATTACAAAACTGGTAAAAGAATAGATTGGGCGACTGGTGAAGTAAAAACTCCAGAAAAATTACAAAAGGACACTCAACTCTTATTGTATTATTATGCCCTACGAAATATGTATCCAGATAAAGAATTTTTTGTAAGCATATATTACATTAATGATTCTGTTATTGATGGTCAAGATGTATCTGGTGGTTTATTTAGTATGGTATTTGATGATGATGATTATGAAAAAGCAGAAAACATACTAAGACAAAAATTTGAATATATAAGATCAGTTGAAAGACCACGACTTCTCTCTCCAGAAAACACGCATTGGAAATGCAAGTATCTTTGTAAATTTTCTGAAGAATGGGGAGATAGCGGAAAATCAACTTGCCATTTCTTCCGGGATATGGTAGCATCTGAAGGAATTGTCAAAACTATTGCTGAATATGGCAATGTGGGTAAGATAGCAAAGTACGGTGATGGTGGTGGGAGATTAGCCGAGGATAGAGAATGAGCGTATGGTTTATTTTAGTTGCATCATTATGTTATCTTATAACTGCTCTTGAAAATTTAAAACAAAAAGATTATCCACATTGTATGATGTGGTTTTCTTATTTTTTAGCAAATTGTGCCCTAATTTGGTATGAACTTGTAAAGGTAAAATAAATGTGGTTCCCCGCTAGAATTCATTCTCATTATTCGCTTTTGCAGTCAACATTAAAACCAAAACAAATTGCCGAAATTTGTAAAGAACTAGGATATACAACTGCTGGACTTACGGATTTTGCATCTGTTTCTGGTGCTGTTAAGTTTGTTCAGGCATGTGAAGATAATGGTATTAAACCAATTCTTGGATGTGAAATACCACTTATCTCATCAGATAATGCCACCATTACACTACTATGTAAAAATAAAGAGGGTTGGACAAAATTACTTGAGATAGTTTCTACCTGTAATAATGCAGAGAATTTTAAAAAACATCCGGCAATTAATATAACAGAACTATTTGATATCATAGATGATAACTTTATCTGTATTGATGGTTATGTTGGGAGCGCACTTTTTAATGAGATGATAGAAGATGATCGCTGTATTTATACTTGTTCAGAGTATGATATAGCTGGTCAATGCCTCAAAAGAAGATATGCGGAACCCGCCATTGTACACATTTCAAAGTTTCTAGAAAAATTTGGTGATGATTATTATCTTGAAATAAATAGAATAGATTCTGATAGTTTTGTAGCATCAAAACTTATATCAAATTGTATTATACAAATTTCAAAGGATATTGGATTTAAAAATATAGTTGCCGGTGCGAATATTTGTTATGGCAAAATGGCAGATTCTAAAGACCACAGGGTTCTACTGTGTTCTAAAATGAAAACTACTTTAAATAAGGTTGCTAAAGATCTTGAAAAAGAAAACAACTTCAAATATGTTAGATATTTTAGGTCTAATCAATACTTCATACCTGACCAGAGTAGCACAGATATATACCAAAAGCAATACATTGATAAAGTTGACGAGATTAACAAGAAGTGCGAGAATTACACAATCTTATCTGCGCCACTTCTACCACAAGTAAAAACAGATAATCAATCGCAAATAGAAGAACTTAAAGAATTGTGTCGCATTGGTTGGACTAATATTCTAAAACCTTCTGGTAAAGTAAAGAATTCAGAAGATATAGAGATTTACAAAGATAGAATATTACAAGAGTTGGAAGTTATTAAAGATGCCGACCTTTCTGGCTATTTCCTAATTGTTGCCGACTATGTAAATGAATTCCGAAAAAGAGGTGTTCTTGTTGGTCCTGGGCGCGGCAGCGCAGCAGGTTGCCTAATTTCCTATTTAATAGGCATTACATTAATTGATCCAATAGAATATAATTTATTATTTTCAAGATTTTTCAATTCTGCAAGAAAAGGTTCTTTACCAGATATTGATGTTGACTTTCCTCCTGACCAACGAGAAAATGTCATATCATATCTTAAAGAAAAATATGGTCATGACCGAGTATGTCAGATGCTGACTTTTGGTAGATTGCAGGGACGATCAGCACTGAAAGAAGTGCTTCGTGTAAATGAGAGTTGTGGTTTTGATCAAATGAATGAAATCACAAATAAGATTCCACAAGAAGCTGCAATTTCTGATAAGTTAGAAGAAATGGATGAGCCGTCTGTTATACGATGGGCACTAGAAAATGATGCCGACTCTCTAAGAGAATACTGCTGGGAAGAAGATGGCGAATTAAGAGGTGATTTTGCTAGAGATTTTGCTCAGGCATTAAGAATTGAGGGCACATTTAAAACTCAAGGTAAACATGCCGCAGGTGTTGTTGTATCATCTATAGATCTAAATAATCTATGTCCTATGGTAAAAGAAACTCGTGGTAATGAAAAAATCGCGGGGATGGAAATGGGTGATCTTGAGGCTATTGGTGCTGTCAAGTTTGATATCCTCGGCGTTAATTTATTAAAGAAAATACATGAAACTTGTGGGGGCGACTAAGTTCACTTTGTCATCTGGTTTAATCCAGATTCAGATCATCACTTAGTCGCCCCCAATTTCTTACAAAGGATTATTATGAATTATAAAGATTACATTGTTTTTGACTTTGAAACTACCAGTAAATATCCAGATTCTACACAGCCAGTACAAATTGCTGCTGTAGCAATTCATGGTAGAAAACTGGAAGTAATTCCAAATTCAGAATTTCAATCATTAATTCAACCAATTTTTGATGAAAAAGACTGCGCAAAGTTTGGTGTTGATCCATTAGAAGACGGTGCTGTAGCCGTACACGGTAAAACAGAGGCAATCCTTAAAAAAGCGCCATCACTAAAATCAGTATGGTCTAATTTTACAGATTATGTAAATGAGTATAATTTTAAAAAGACCGCGTGGTATGCACCAATTGCTGTTGGTCATAATATTCGCGGTTTTGATATGCCTATAGTACAAAGAATCTGCTGTAATGAACCGTGGGGTTATGGACCAAAAGATAAAGATGGTAGAAGACAAACATTATTTAATCCAATAAATATAGTAGATACAATGGATTTAATGTTTTGCTGTTTTGAGAACAATAAAGAAGTAAACTCATTATCTAATGATAATTTAGTAAGAGGCTACATGGGTTATTCAAAAGGTCAAGCCCACGATGCTATGAGTGATGTTTTAATGACAGCGGAATTATTCTGTAGAACAATGAAAATGTTCAGGCAATTTGTTTATAAAAGAAAATTTAAGGATGCATTCGTATAATGGAAATTCCACAATTATTTAAAGAAACACGTTATGGTATGCCTCCGGCGGATCAAATTCTGCCAAATAGAAATTACCTAATTGGATATTCCTATCTTTTCCGTCAGCCTAGATGGGCTATGCAGGTAATTGATGGTGAGGCTCAGGATGTGGCTGTAGACCGCGAGGATTGCTTCAGGCCGGATCTTCGTATCCCGGAGATGTTCAGGTCTACTCTGGCAGATTATCGCGGCTCTGGCTATGATAGAGGGCATCTCGTACCTTCTGCTGATAGAAACTCAAATCGACTAGAAAATAGCGAAACTTTTCTGATGTCAAATATGGCACCGCAGCATCCAGATTTAAATCGTAAAATCTGGAGAATGTTGGAAGATAAAGTTAGAACAATTGCTATTAAAGAAGAAATAGTAGAGGTTTATGCTATTAGCGGACCAGTATTTGATATTGGTCAACCATTTAGTAAAATTGGTGATGATGTTATTGTTCCACATGAATTTTTTAAATCTGTACTTGTGGAAGATTCAAAAGGTAAGATTAAAATCTATTCATTTATTATTCCTAATACTACGAATAATGAAACAGATTTTAATAAGTTTGTAACATCTGTCAATTATTTAGAATTTAGAACAGGTTTAGAATTATGGAACAAACTCAAAGGCCAGACTATAGAAAAACTCAAGAAAAAAGTACAGAGGATTTAGAAAATCAATACTGGCGAGATTTTATATTTGGTAAAAGTTTGAAAAAATACGGTGTTGAATTAGTTAGTAAATTTGAAGTAGATCATCATACTGCTGGTTGGTTAATGTTGGATATGAGATAATGATAAAAACCGCAAAAACAATTAACTATTTGGTATGTATATTTTGGTTAGCAGTGTCGGTTTTTTTTATGATAACAAACCAACCAATTGAAGATGCCATGTTGAGATGTGCATATTCTGGGATATGTTATTTTTTAATTAAGGATTTGGATATTAAATGATTGATATAACCCAAATATCTCTAACAGATAAAAGAACTTGGGATTTAATTTGCGCCGGTCATACAAAAGGAGTATTTCAACTTGAAACTCATCTTGGTAAACATTGGTGTAAGGAAGCAAAACCAAGAAATATTGAAGAATTGGCAGATGTTATCAGCGTCATTCGGCCTGGAACTCTGAAGGCTATTGAAGAAGGTAAATCAATGACTCAGCGTTATGTTGATAGAAAACATAATGTAGAGTCTGTAAAAAGTCTATATGAACCTATTGATAAAGTAATCGCCAGTACTTATAATATTATTATTTATCAAGAACAAGCCATGCAGATTGCACAAGTTATGGCTGGTTTTACAGAGTCACAAGCCGATACTCTTCGTAAAGCAATTGGTAAGAAAAAAGCCGACTTAATGCGCCAGGTAAAAGGTGAATTTATTGAGGGCTGTTTATCACGGGGTCATACTCAAGAAAATGCTGATAGAATTTTTGATATTATTGAAAAGAGCAATAGGTACTCATTTAATAAATCACATGCGGTATCATATGCGCTAATGGCATATTGGTCTGCGTACTTAAAAGCAAATAAAACTTTAGAGTTTTATCTACACTGGCTATCAAATGCAAAAGAAAAAATAGATCCCAATCAGGAAATATATGAGTTGGTAGAGAGTGCAAAAATAGACCACATTAATATTCACACCCCCTATCATGAATATATAGAAGAAAACTTCTCAATCCAGGATGGGGGTATTTATTTTGGTATTACAAATGTAAAGAATGTTGGAATAAATGAGTTTCTAAAACTCAGAGATATATGTGCGGAAGTTGCGCCAAAAACATGGATGGATTATCTTGTTAAAGTTATTCCAAATGTAAATAAGAGAGCTGTAGAAAACCTGATCACGGTTGGATTCTTTTCCAATTTAGGAAAAAGCAGATCGGAAATGCAGCATGAATTTTCCTGTTTAAAAGACCTGACCAAAAAAGAATTAGAAATTCTACAGGAAAAACTGGACACATCCATATCTATAAAAGATAATCTAAAAAATCTCAACCGATTAAAAAAAGAAGGTGGTGCAGTTGCAACCACAAAAAGACTGGTAGCTTTTGCGGATATAATCAATAGATTAGAAAATCCAGGAAGATCTCTCAAAGATAATTTGATGAGTATATCTATTTCTGAAGAAAATCTACTTGGTATAGCAATTTCTTGTTCTAAAGTTGATGCTTGTGCAGATGCTAGTTTTGCCAATACCACATGCAAAGAATTAATGGACGGTAAAAAAGGCAAAAGTATCTTAGCGGTAGAAATAACCCGCATAAAAGAGCATGTAACCAAGAACAAAGATAAAATGGCTTTTCTATCAGTTAGAGACGATTCCATTGAAATTGAAAATATTGTAGTTTTTCCAGAACCTTTTGCAAAGTTCGAGGATATAATATATGTGGGTTCGACTGTTTTGCTGTTTGGTGAAAAAGCAAAAGATAGAAATTCATTTCTAGTTAATGATATACATCAAATATGAAAAATAATAATTGGGAAACTGAAATTTTACCACAAGCGGATTACTATAAGAAAGTCTTGCTTGATGGATGCTTAATAAAAAGACATGATGTAGAAATGTGTGATCTGCGTTATTTCTATCGTCGTAAATATGATCCAAATCCACACCGGCCAAGAATTCAAATTTACAAAAAGAATAGAGGCGGAAAAGAAATTTTGGAACAATATCATAATTTTGACGATGCTTTTTCTAGGTTTTCCTCGCTTTTTAAAAAGGACTAATTGTGAATAATTGTGTTTTTCTTGGTCGTATTGCTGATGAATTGGAAATATCTGAAGAACATAACACTAAAGTTCTCAGATTTAAAATGTCAATAGATAAATATAGAAAAAATCGAAGCGGTCAAAAAATTAGAGACCGAAATTATCTATATTTTGAAGCATGGGACACTGGAGCAAAAACAATTTATGACCATTGTGTTTCTGGTGATTCATTGTTAGCGACATGTACAGCGCGAAATATCGGTGGTAAAACTGTTTTTAGAGTTAATGAATTTAAAATTATTAATAATTCACAAGTGATAGATGAACAAGACTGAAAATGATATATTAACAGAAAACCACGGACTGGCAGCATCGCTGGTCCGTGGTTTTTACCGTGATCATCCATTATATGATTTTGATGATCTATTACAGGTCGCATTAATGTCTATGCTCAAGGCATATAGAAAATTCGATGCCGAGAGAGGTAAATTTTCTACTTTTGCCACATACTGTATGAGAAATGATTTAATTAAATTTATAAACAAACAAAATAGATTAAAACAAAAAGAACGGTCTTTATCTAGTAAACATGATAAACAATATGAAGTAAACTATTGGAATATAGAATTGCCAAAAGATTTGTCACCAGAAGAACACGGTATATATTATTATAAAATGCAGGACAAAAAAGATTCTGAAATTAGAGACATTCTTAATTTAGATAAAAATGAATACAAAGAAACACTTGATAGTTCTTTTAAAAAAATAGCAAAAGCAAATGAGTAAAAAACGAGTACTATTTGTCTCAGAAGCAAGTTACTTAAATACCGGCTATGCAACTTATAGTAGAGAGGTCTTAAAAAGACTGTACTCTTCCAATAAGTATGAGGTAGCCGAATTTTCTATTTATGGAGGTATTGAAGATAAAAGAAGATCAAGCATTCGGTGGAAAAACTATCCAAATATGCCAGATCCTCAAAACGAGGAACAAAATAAGGTATATGGTTCAGACTCAATGAACCAATTTGGTAAGTGGAGATTTGAGAGAGTTTGTATTGATTTTAAACCGGATGTTGTTCTGACCATTCGTGATTGGTGGATGGATGCTTTTATACAGCACTCTCCGCTAAGAAAATATTTTAAATGGATCTGGATGCCTACAGTAGATGCGTCGCCACAAAATGAGGAATGGATAGATTCTTTTTCTGATGCTGATACTATTTTGACATATTCAGATTGGGCTGTAGATGTACTAAAATCACAATCAGATCAAATGAATGTCAAGTGTGCAGCACCACCATCTGCATCAGAAGATTTCTTTCAAATACCAAATAAAAGCGCTCATAAAGAAAGAATGGGTATTGACCCATCATGGAAAATAATTGGCACTGTTATGAGAAATCAGCGCCGTAAGTTATTTCCAGAATTATTTGAGGCATTTGGAAAATATCTCAAAAAGACCGGTAAAACCGATGTATATCTATATTGCCATACATCATATCCAGATAATGGTTGGGATTTACCAAAATACTTATTTGAAAATGAAATAAGCTCTCGTGTCTTATTTACATATGTATGTGAAGCATGTGGTGCGCCATCACCAAGTAAATTCTCAGATACGGCAAAACCATGTGATAAATGTGGACAATTTGCTGCTAAAATGTCAAATGTATCAAGCGGTGTAGATACAAAAACACTTGGCGCAATATATAATTTATTTGATATATATATTCAACCTGCAAATTCAGAAGGTTTTGGCCTCCCAATTGTAGAAGCGGCTGCATGTGGTGTGCCAGTACTTGCTACAGATTACTCAGCTATGGAAAGTGAAGTAAGAAAACTTTCTGGATATCCAATCAAATTAAGAACTAAGCATGTAGAAATGGAAACTGGTTGTGACAGGGCGCTACCAGACACCAACCACATAGTAGAACTATTTGAAAAATTGTTAGATAAGCCTGAGCCATTAAGATTGGCCGAGGGTAAAAAGGCTAGAGATACTTTTGAAAAGAATTACGGATGGGACAAAACCGCTAAGATATGGGCTGAGTGTATTGATGAATTAGATTATGGAAATTGGGATGCGCCGGTAGATCCAGCAAATCCAAAAGCCGATATTCCAGAGATAAAAAATAATAAAGAGCTACTAGACTTTTTAATACTAGCAGTTGTAAATGAACCAAAACTACTCAATACCTACAGCATGAACAAGATATTGAGAGATTTTAATTTTGGTGCGGTAAAAAATAATCCTGGCGGATTTTTCTATGGTGAACTTTCTCTCTTTAATAGGGAGAATTATAGACCATTTACAAGAGATCAATTAATAAATGCTTTTAGACAAAAAGCAGAACAAAAAAACTTCTGGGAAAATGCTAGGCTTGGTAATGTTAAATTCCCACAGGAGAGTTGGTTATGAATATAGGTAATTCATGTAATGGATGTGTTTTTAGTCAAATCGGTTTGGATGGTGATCAACACGATTGTGAGTTAAAGATACTAAACGAAGTAAGAAAAGAATCAAATATTTTTAATCTTGTTGATGGATATTATCAATTTGATAGAATATGTCCAATAAGATCAACTACCCCAAAAACTGAACTTGAAATTTATCAAGATAGTTTTATTAGATTTCATTTTATTATAATTGATAAGAACATAAATAAGACTATTCAAACATTAGATCATATTGCCCCACTTATAAGAAAAAATAATAGAGTAGCAATAGCAACTACAGAAAATTTTAAGGCAATTAAAGAACATATTGGTGATAAACCAAACTATTTCATCACCAATTCATTTGAAGATAAAGATGCATTTGGCCTTATGGATGAATGTTTTCATAAGATGAAAAATGGATATACTATAGTATTAGAGTCTGGTGAAGTTGTTACAGAAAATGATCTTGATGATATTAACAAATTTGTAAACTGGAAAATGAAAAGGCTTGCACTTGTTAATAATTCACCATTTGTTGTAAATAATGTAATTTATAAAATGCTAAAGGGTAACAAGCATATGTCATTTAAAGATAAGTTAGATGAAATGTGTGAAGAACAAACCGTTAAAAGCATGACATATACATGGGAAGAAATACATGAAACTATTAGTGGCTAAAGATATTACAGGTGTTAATATTACAGAAGATTATCTAAATGATTTTCTTGACAAAATTAGTTCATCATTTGAATGCCGCATAGTATTATTTGATGGGTCATTAAAAAAACAATATAAAAACTTTCAATTTCCAGAAAGTGTTCAGTATGTAAAAGTTGCATATGAGGATAGAGATAAAATTAATCTAATGGGATTAAATGCCGCCGCTGTTAACGGGTGTGTGGCGTGTTTATTTTTTCCACAAAATACCTATCCAAAAATTGGAATTGTTGAAAAATTGTTTTCAGAAATGGCTGATGAAAATATATCCGCGACTTTTTCTGATTATACAGAAAATGATATATTGATGGTGCAAAATGCGCCAGTTGTTATTTGTCGAAGAGTAGAAGAAAACAATGGTGACATGTTTAATTTACAAGCATGTAAAGGTATAGTCAAATATATTCCAATGGATTTATATAATGTCAGCGGCTAAAGAAACCAGATTTCTTACTGGTACAAAAAAACATAATAGTAAAGTAACATTTATTATATTAAGTGCTGCACAGGGTAGAAGGACTAAAAACTACGGTAATAAAAGTCTCATAGAATATAATGGAAAAACTGTATTACAAAATCAAGTAGGTATAATTAAACAAAAATATGGTGCAGATGCTGATATAATTCTTGTTACTGGATTTTGTTCTGATAAGGTAATAAGGGATGTTAGTGGGGTTAGAATAGTTGAAAATCCATTTCATGAGTCTACAAATATTGTAGAAAGTATGAGGGTTGGATTTAATGCAGCATTAGATAGTAATGTCTTTTTTATTCATGGTGATTTAATTTTTTCACCATCATATATTTCACCACCTGATACAAGAAAAATATTTATACCAGTAGATAATCTTGATAGATTTGATAAAACGGCGGTTGGAGTTACAACACAAAATGATAGAGCGGTAAATTTCTCATATGGTATAGGGCAAAAATGGTGTCAAATTTCTTATTTTCCGGCATCATACTTTGACCAAATAAAATCATTATTGGCTAGAGCAGATAAAAACTTGACATCATTTGAATTTCTCAATTCCTTAATAGCAAAAAAGTTTGAGATATGTTACTTTGAACATAATAAAAGAAGTTATATAAAAGAAATAACATCGTCACGAGATTTAATATGAAAATAAATGTAGTAACACAAAATCAGGCGGTATTTAACTTTACTAAAATCTTGACACATTTTGGACACACTGTAACTCCAGTAAATGGTGAATTTACGGATTGTGATGTTGCTATATATGATTCTGAATTTTATGAACAAATTCAACAAGTAAAAAACTGTTTGAAAATTGAGAACATTACAAAAGAAAAAGTCTCAAATGATTTTTCAATTTCTTTTTTAGAAAATGGTGCAGATCATAAAATAAATGAAACATGCTCACTACTTGGTCGTGGTACATATAATGAAGATCTTGCTTGTGACATAACAGCAAACAATCAAAATGCTGAAGCGGTTATGTTACTTAATCCATACTTATCACTCGGTCATCATATCAAAATATTTGGTGAACAGCCACTAAATCTATTTTGCTATTGTGGCGCATTAGATGAAATAATGGCTAATGACTTATATGTCTCGGCAAAAGTCACATTATGCCCAACAAAACAATCGCTCATGAGAGTATTAGAGGCGGGTGGAACACCAATCACAAATGTTGATATAGAACTTCCAGAAGAATATGTATTTACTAACAATCTTAAAGATAAAGTAGATTATTTATTGTCTAATAAAGGAAAAGATATCACATCCTTTAGAAATGATATTATTAAAAAATACAATGTATATAATGAATGGACGGAAATTTTAAAGCAGGTTGGATTAAATAAGATTTCAAAACAATGTGAAGCATATGGAAATGAAAAATCAAAAACTGCTTATTTCTAACCGTGGAAATTTAGGTGGTAGAGATAAAGAAAAAGAAAATAAACCAGATACAATTCGCGCAGTTATTGATGCCGGTTTTTGTGTTAAGACTGATATTTGGTTAATAAAAAATAAAACAGTCACCGGTGTTGATCAACCAATAATGGAATTCAACTTAGATACGGTAGATAAAGAAAAGATCTTAATACAGGCTAGAAATCCATCTGCATTTGCTTCTCTTTTAAAAGAAGGATATCATTGTTTTTGGAGAGAAAGTGATAATTTTGTTATGACCAACCGGAATTTTGTTTTGTCTTATGCTGGTACACTTTTTCCACATGCAATATTAATGATGCCGGAAGATAATACAATTATGACAAATGATAGCTACATTGGAATATGTAGCGACTTTATAGCAGGATATAATGAATGAAAACCGGAATACTTTTTAATGACTTCACTAAGAATGATAAAAACTATCATCTTATGAAAACTATGAATTCTAAAGTTCTAAATAAAAGTGATGAACTATGCGCCTTCATTTTAAATGTTAGTCAAAAATTAATAAAAACAGAGTTTGCTTATACAAATATTAGTGATGTTGCCCATTTTAATGGGGGTTTATTAATAGCGACATCACTTGATACAGCAGATGCTATGTTAAAAACATCGGTAAATTCAAAAAAATGTTTATATCTATGGGATATGGAATGGCTAGGTCAAAGGACTGTATATAAAGGTGTTAAAAAACTTCTATCAGATGATAGAATAAAAATTATTTGCCGTTCACAACTCCAAGCGGATATAATAAAGAATAACTATAATGTAGACGTGGACGGTATAGAAGAAGAGTTTAATCTGGAGAATATACATGCAATTTGCGAGACAGTATAAAGAGCAAATAATATCAATGTACGAAGAGGGTTATAGTAGTTATGAAATAGCTGAGTCTCTTGGTACTTATTCTACTAAAATACTTAGGGCGTTAAAATTTCTTGGTGTTGAAAAAAGAGATTATTCTAATGCTCAAAAGGTAGCATTGGAACGAGGTAGAAGTAAAAAACCAATTGAAAAGGGCGAAAAATTATCTGATAAACATAAATTGGCCGTGAGTGAGGGGCGGGCAAAAGCATGGTCAGAAGTTTCAGATGAAGAAAGAGAGAGACTATCCCAGATAGGAAAAGAACAATGGGCTGCTATGTCAGAGGAAGATAAACATAATTTAAGAACTATGGCGGCGCAGGCTGTTCGAGAGGCGGCTACAGAAGGTTCAAAAACTGAGAGATTCATCAGAAAAGAGTTGACAGCCGAGGGTTGGACTGTTAGATTTCATGAAAAGAACCTTATTCCAGATAATAAATTCGAAGTCGATTTATATGTAGCCGATATAAAGACAGCGATTGAAATTGATGGTCCATCCCATTTTCTGCCAATATGGGGTGAAGAAAACCTACAACGACATCAGGCTGCTGATGATAAAAAGGCTGGTCTACTGTTAAATGAAGGATATGTATTAATTCGTGTTAAACAAATGACCAAAAGTTTATCACAAAAAAAACTACGACTTGTACTGTCTGCTATTCTTGAAGAACTTGAAAAAATCAAGAATGAGTTTCCTCCCGCCGGTCCTCAGAGATTTATAGAAATCGAGGTCTAAATGAAATTTGAAGAATTCCAAGAATTAAATGTTGAAGAAAAAAAGGCGTTTTATCTTTCACTTAACTGGCATGAATTTGTTATGTCATTACTTGATGAAAGTGAGTTAAATGATGGATATCCAAAAGCAGATGGTCTAAGAAGAGTATCTGAATTACTTTTGGGTGATATTATTGATAGTAAACCAACAGAGATATTTCCTGTAAGTGGAAATGGTATAGGTCGTGCAACTGTTGGATATTCTGTAACATTTAGATGGTGGGATGATTCCACCAGAACTTATGCAGATGTTGCAGATGTATTTGATGGTAATATTAATGATGATTTTATCATCTACGCTTTAGCAACTGCCGCTACTAGAGCAGAAGGTAGAGCTTTAAGAAAAGCATTAAAACTAAAGATTTGTACTGCCGAAGAACTTTCTGATAAACCAAAAAAAGTACAAACAAAACCAACAGAGTCATCTGTTACAGAAAATCAAATATCATTTCTAAATAATAGATGTAAATCTATGAATATAGATGTGATGAAACTTATTAATTCAAGTGAAGAAAGGTATCATAGTGTCGAGCAGTTAAGCAAAAAGAAGTGTTCAGTATTTATAGAGAAGATTAATCGTTTTTACAGAAAAGAAGAAGAAGTACCACAAGATATAGTTGGTTTTCAAGAAAACTGGAGAGGTAAATGAAAGTTACATACAATACAGGCAAAATTTCAGTAGAACTAGAAGGCGAAACACAACGAGACCTATTTGGTCAATTGGCTGCTTTTCAGGAAGTTTTTGAT